AGGCTGATGTCCACCCAGTTTGCTGGGTGGTTATATCCACCTGTATAAATAAGAAAAGAAGGCTGACTTGGCTTCTTGACCAAGTTTGCAAAAGTAGTTGGTCCTGAACCTGCTTCAACAGTCATTCGTTGAGCGACACCCGATTCAACAAGCGCCCACGACTGATAGGAGGGGGTAACTTCATAATGCCATCTGTTGGTGCCATTTATCGAAAAATACTGAATGGCATAACCGCTGGTGGAGTTAATTTTTATACTTGTATCCCCAGAACCGGATGCAGTTATGTTTCCGAAAGTTGGAGTCGCTGTGGTGGTAACCGATTGACCAATACTCACAGTAACGGCACCTGTTGCTCCAGAAACAGTCACTCCCGTACCGCCAGCTAGTGATGTAACACCATTTGAACCAGGAACACCCGAAGGTCCAGTTGCCCCAATGGGTCCAGTTGCACCGGTTGGACCACCAGCAGGACCAGTTGCGCCAGTAATTCCAGTAGGTCCTGTTGCGCCAGTTAAACCTGTGGGTCCAGTTGGTCCGGTTACTCCATCTAGCCCGGGCAAACCATTAAATCCCGGGTCGCCCTGGGGGCCAGTTGCGCCAGTTGTCCCAACCCCTGTCGGACCAGTTGCTCCAGTTGCGCCGATACCGGTAGCGCCTGCAGGACCAGTCGCACCAGTTAAACCAGTCGGACCGGTTGCTCCTGTAAGTCCAGTCGGGCCAGTTGGTCCACCTGCAGGTCCGGTCGCTCCAGTTGCCCCAACAATACTTAGTGGTTGTGGTCCAATTTCAATCCAAGACGAGTCGTAGTAAATAAAAGTGGTACTCGTACTTGAGTCAAACCATAAATCACCAGAGGATGGAGTTGATGGAGCCGCATCGGATATGGCTACTCCTGCTTGCGGCGCTTCTTTGATGGTTGCTAGTCCTAAAACAACTAGCTCAGTAAAGAACTCGTTAGAAAACGTACATTTAACTACGTCCCCAATAGTCAAGATTGAATTGCTATTTGTATTAAGAGGGACGACTCTTTCATAAGAAGATGCCAGCTCCTGAACGTATACAGTTACGGCACCGCGTGAATCAACTGCTTTTATTATTCCTGAATAAATGCGACCTGGGGCAAGCGGATGGGATGACGATTTTACTCTGTCAATAATTTCTGCCATGGCCGCTACCTTACTACGCCAAGTTTAATTAAAAATCGCGTATTACAACTCACTGTTTACACCCCCAGGAGTGTTGGGAAAGTCTGCGGAATTAATGCCAGGGAATCGTTTTTCAATTATGAGAGATTGCTGTCTAGATAAAAGTAGTCCGTAGTCTCGTCCATTAAGTATTGCGTCTTCCCTGGAACTACCCCTAACTACCGCCAGGTATTTTGCCGACCCCGAATATCCACCGTCAGCATCGTATTTCGCATAGACTTCCTCTACAGATTTAATCACAGCCTCTCCATTAACCGTGTAAACAAGAGGCAGTAAAATTGCCCTATATTCAGAACCAGCGGCTTCGATGCGCGATATTGTAAAAAGAGTGTGATAACCGATAGTCTTAGTGCTTGCTTGATTTAAGATAGGGATTATCGGTCTATTCCATAGGTCTATATTGCCGGTTAGTATTACTGAGTTTCTATTGTTTGTGCTCTTCGGTATTTTTCCATAAGTAGATGCATATGTGCGGGAGATGTTTGCGTACTCCATTTCTGGATAACGAAATGGGAATAGTTCTGTTGGAAGATTTTCTCCAATAATTCTTTTGTCTGGATTAGCTTTTGTTATTGGATTTCCAGCTGCGTCACGAACTGCTTCCTTTGTTGTACGCAAGGGAGCGTCTCGCACGAATGTCTGTTGATATTTTTCACCTAGAGGCAAGAGCTTTATGGCTTCTTTTTCTTCATCACGAGTAAGTGTTCTGAAACCAACAGCAACAGGTTCTGGCGTCATTTCCTTGAACGACACGGATTCTACTAAGTAGTAACCAGACGCATTAGGAACGGTACCAACATAGGCAGTCATTCCAGGACGAATCTGTACGCCATTAAATCGTTCAACTAAGCAGCTACCGTTTGCGGCATATGGGTCGTTTTGAGACTTTATAATCGTAGGTCTTTCGATAAGACGAAAGTACCCAGCAGTTCCTATATATTGAGGACCACTATTTGGCCACTGTAGAGGAATAAATCTTCTGGCGAGTTTTTTTATAGACTTTTTTTTAGTTTTTTTATCAACTATTTTTTTGTCTATAAATCTTATGTTTGTGCCCCATTTGTGAAGCAGGAAAGTTTCGGAAGCAAAAACCAACACACCATCTACTTCAAATAAAACAAATTTTGCATCGCCTGCTAATCTAAGCAAAACATCCCAAACAGAATCCTGCTGCTTTGAACCTTTTGCTTTAGTTATATTTCTTGGTTTAGATGATTCTTCGCAGTAGAAGTCAAGGCCGTATTTTTTTGCAGCATTCTTAACGTACTGACTGCCGTTTCCTTTAATTGTTGCTGGAGTCTTGTCTCTCTTCATTTGCTGGTACGCTTTTGAATAGCACTTAACACTGTAAACGGCGCTGCCGCCTGGTCCCTGCGCCACGGTGACGTCAGCTATCTCAAATAGCTGTCTAACCTGCCTCACTTCGCCAGTAAAAGAGTTAACCCTTCCTAAGGTTTGTGTCTCGTATATTACGTCTCTACCTAGTATAAAATAGTTGTTTCTTGACATCTTTAAATCGACATCTATGACGTCAAAAGATAATTCAGAAGCCTGACTAAGCGAGTAGCTAACCGACAAGTCCGTTACCATATCGGAAATATCTGATACCAAATTGTCAGGCAGAGAAGATATAACTATCTTTCTTTCAAAAGGTCCTCGAAAGTTAGGCCTAGTAGGGCCGGTCGTAGGTTTTCCGAAAGTGTCTACGCTGGACGGTAAAAATAATTTAGCCATAATCTATATCACTCCGCAGGAACGGGAAGCCCGCGGTTCTTGTACCAGCACGGACTAAGTTTGATTCCGCCTTCCCGAGATGTTGGAGAAGAATCGGTTGCTAGTTCGGTACACAATTCTGGGTCAGGAGTATCCCCTGGAGCGTTTGGCACGCGGGGAACTTTACGAAGTTTTGGCATGAAAATAACATTGTCCGGAGTAAGGCGAACTTCTTGGATTGTCATACTGACGGTCGCGCGACTTATGCTTCCTCCATTAGACGTGGAAGTGAGAGGAGTTCTTTGAATGGAAGAGATTGATATATCAAAAATCGCCCATTCCCTGTAGCTTTTTTCTTCTATTACTTTTGTGCTGCCACTAAACAGTGAGTCAAAATTCCTAAAGGTTACAAGTTCAGGAGTGTTCGCCATTCTCTGTAGTTTTGCAAGCTGGTCTTCACATGATTCGTGGATGCTTGACTTTCCACCAGAATGCTCTTCGACAACAAATTCAAATGAAATTTTCATAAGCTTATTGTTTTTGTAATCAACTAATCCGTAATTGTTTACACGGTCAATTTCCGTCCATGTAACTCCGATATTGCTGTATGAGATATTGTTAGGCCGTAAGTTGAACGTGTATTCATCTAATACAGTTTTTTCGGTAGAGTTAGACGTTGCCCTGCGCTGAATCATCTTTGGCAAATCTGGCAACGATGATGATTTCACGGTTGATACGGGTGAAGAAACAGAAATTGTTGCACTTTTTGTTGCCGTAGCGCTAGTGACATATGCAGTCATAAACGCGCTATTCCTTGTAGACAGAGAATTTACCAAGCTTGTTGCAGCCGTAGCAGAAGTTCCTTGGGATATTAGTTCTCTAATTTGGGCGGAGTCAAAATTTTCAAGATTCATGTCTGCTGAATCGCCAACAAAACCATCCCATTTTGATTGTGATGCTTCGTCAAAATTAGGAAGTTCAGCTATTGCGTCCGTGGAATCCAAAAGAAAAAACAATTTAAGAAGAGGGTGATACCAGTATTGAGGCCAATTTTCGTCGGTATCCGTGAATTTGCGCCATTTTTTAATTTGTGATTGCTTGTATGGATTTTCGTTGCTTTGAAATTTAGTGAGACCCCACTCAAATGTGTACTGGGTTGCTACATAGATATTGCCTGCAAAAACAATTTTGTGACCGGTTACATAATTATTGTATTTTGTAGTTTTAGGGTTTGAGTATGGTATCTGTGGGGCTCTTAGATTGTCATCATCGTCCCACAGATATTCATCGCCTGCCGTATATTCGATGTAGTTGAAGTCTTGTTGAGAACCGCTTAGGAATGGGAGCCAATACTTCTGGGCAGAAACTTGAGTGTATGACGCAGGATACATGGGGGTGTTTGTGTTTTCCGTTTGCCTGAAAAGCTTTTTTATGGAATACCCTTTTCGCACGCTTGCGTTGTCTGTTTCGGTATAGCCGATAGTTATGTATGAGATGCTATTTAGTGCCATTATGTTCTCTGCCTGTTAGAACGTTCTTTTTCTTGAATTTTGGCCATGACCATGTTGGCGATTACCTCAGGAGCAGCGTTGTTGCCATTTATTTCAAAAGTATAGTAATTATTGGTTCCGCCACCGGAACTAGATGCTGTAGAAACTGGCGTAGATGTTGCTGTGTCGCCCATCTTTCCGGCACCAGGAACAACATGAAGATGACGATTAGCCATGGAACCGTGGAACTCAGCAAAGCCTCCATTTGCATGAACAAGCTTTGCGTATTGACCAAGGTTCTGTCCTGTGAGGTCGTAAGCAGAACCAGTTGCGTGGTCTGAGTTGATTGAACCAAGTGCATAGTCTCTAAGAGAAGAAGTGACTGTTCTTTTTCCTGTCAACTGACCGTTCATGGCGGCGTGACGGCCCATTGTTTGAGAAAGCTTGCTTGTTGCAGTGTCTCCGATTGCACCGCCGCGAGGGGTTGAAGTGTCTCCAGGCATTAGACGCATATCGTCACCCGTACCAGTAACCTTTAGTCCGGCCGACCACCATCCCGGTGCGTTGCCGAGAGGAGCCTTAAAGAAGCCATCCATATTGGTGTTAAAGGTGGTGACTGCTGTTTCTAAGCCTTTTGCAGCCGTAGAAAAATCAGTAGCAGCATCGGCGATTTTGTTAAGCTTGTCTGGGTCTTCGGCAGTAACAGTTACGCCGCTTCCCAGAAGGCCCTCAAGACCTGTCGTTACGTCTGCCGCGGTTTCTCCACCTATTGCTTTTTTCAGTTTGTTTTGTTCACCACCCTTTGGAACGCTACTGTCTTTGTCAAAATTTGAAATATTCTCTAATATGCCTGTTAGTTCTTGAGGAGTCTTTCCGGATAGTTTTGCTTCCAAGACACCTGGGGCAACGGTCATTCCTTTATCTGCTAATCTTGCACGTATTTGCTCAGCGGCGTTACCTACTGCCCCCTCTTTTATGGCTGCTTGAGACGCTATAACGTCTTTGTCTTGCAGGACAGTTTTTCCTTGTCCCTCCAATGCCGCGCCTTTTGCAAAAAGACCCCCCGTTTCTCCTTGTCCATACATTTCGTTATAGGACAGATAAGCTTTTGTAGCGTCTCCACCATTTACTGCTAGCAGCTGCGCAAATTGCTGCTCCATAGATGCACCAATGGCTTTCGATTTCTCAGCTTTGCTACCTTTGCCACGGAGAACATCACCTAAACCAGCTATGTTTTGATTAAGAGCGGCTTGACTTTCATCTTTTTCTCTGGTTTCCTTGAAGGGATTTGCTCCGGCAAGAAAATTATCAGTCAGCGCGTCATTGAGGGCTGCTCCTGTTTTTATAATGCCTGCAGTAAATTTTCCTAAAAGTTCGGTGTATTGTACGGTTGGGTTGTAAAGGTCAACACCCATTGTTTTAGCCATTTGCTCTAGCTCTGCACCACTCTTACCAGTAGCTCTAGATAACGCATCTATTCTTGCACTGTTTTGTTTATCTATTTCTCCAAGTTGCTTTTGAACGGCTGGGTCGGTTTGTTCCAGCAGTGTTCGCAGCGTGCCGGTTGCCTTTTTTTTCTGCGTCTTTCTGTCTTCTTCGCTGACCTTGCTTCCTTCTGCAGTCTTGTAATACGCCTCAAGGGCTGCTACTGGGTTGGCAAATTCCTGCTTGCCGCCCAACATGTAGCTTCCGCCCGCGCCCGCTATTGCGCCTTCCACGGAACCGCGAATACGGCTTTGAGTTTTTGCAAACCCCTTTCCAACCCCAAGCATGGTGGCACTTTTTCCGGCTAAGCTTACGCCTCTCTGAGAAGCTTCATAATTTTCCTGGAATTTTGCATTTGCGCTTTTCATGGTTCCCATGTAAAGCTCTCCGAGGCTTTCCATGACTGTCGCTTTAGCCGCAGCAAGTTGAGCTTTACCCTTATTTACGGCTCCCATTATTCCGCCGACAAGTAGACCTATTCCGGCACCAATCGCCGCACCATGTGGTCCCAACATTCCGCCAAGAGCCGCTCCACCAGCAGCACCAGACAGGGCACCTTTCATTGCGCCCTGAGCCTTCATGGCTCCACCTATTCCAGCAACACCGAGTCCAAGCATTGGGTTAATGGTGCCAACAGTTGCTCCAAGAGCCATGGCTCCACGCATTTCTTCTGGAGCGTATTGACTTGCCATTCCAAGTCCTATTCCTACACCAGCCCTTGCCCCCATACTGTTATTGAACTTTTTTGTGCCGGCTCCAAATTTGCTATCATTTCGCAGCATTCTATTGGTTTCGCGAGCTCGATTTAATTTTGCGAACATTCTGCTGCCACGGTTACGATTTGTATCGGCGCTGGTGGCTTTTTCGTATCTTTTGTTTATTTCATCACGTTGTTCTTTTGTGTTTTTGTATTCTCCTGTTTCAGGGTCGTATGCACCAGATTGTAAAAAAGACATTGCGCCCCTGTAGCCACCCAATGCTCGCGCCCCACCATACTTAACCCTGCTGGCCCCACCTTTAGCAAAGCTTTTTAAACGTTTAGCGTCATTACTAATCCCGGTTCCTATCCCAACAGGGCGAGGGTCGTTTTTAAACTCTGCAACTGAACCCTTTTTTGCAAGTATTTGTCTATTGATTTCTTCTCTTGTAGATTTCTTGGTTATTCCAGTGACTCCCTTGTCTGCTGCTATTTGATGCAATTCGCGTCTGGAGCGACCGTTGAGAGATTGTTCGGCACGAAAACGAGCAGACTTTGCAAGATTAAACTGAGGGTTTGGTTGAGGCTTTCCGTCACGACCCATAATGGTAGGCGACGAATATGGGTCCTTTGGCTGCCCAAAAGCCGCATAGCCAGCTCCTCGTCCCATTGCTTGTCTTTCCGCAAATCTTTCTGAGTGTCTTGTCTCGAAGTCGCTTCCACGGACCTGTACCTTGCTACCGTCTCGGATATTTTGAATAAATCTCCGGTTTGGAGTGTCTCGCATAGCGGCAAATGCTTCTTTATTGGTGCTAGCTTTAAAAACACTTAATTGAGATGACGGACCATAAACAGAAGGTGCAGAAATTTTTCCTAAAGCGCTACTACCAGGATAAACCATGGGAGAAGCGGTACTGCCCGAAGAAACTCTGCGGCCTTCATTTGTTGTCCCGGCATTCCTTGGACCAGCACCATTATTAATGCTTACGTTGGTAGCGGTTACGTTCATGTTTTGAGTGTGATTTCCAGACTTGGGCATTAAGCGGCCCTTGACTCCGGCCAATCCTCTTCCCAAAACAGCAGCACCCATTAGTGGAGCAAGAGCTGCTCCGAGACCGCTTCCAGCTCCAACAGTCATGATTCCGGTAAGAACTTTAAACACCTGATTAAGACCCGCCAAAAGGTCGTTTATAAATGGAGCCATCTGGGCAAAGTTTTTCTTGAGACCCATAAAGTATTCGGAAAGGGTGTCGATGATGTCTGCTATGCGTTGACCGAACTCTTCAACAAAAAAACTATTTTCTTCCAGGAGGTCCTTGAAAAGCGTAAGGTTTTGAGCGCCCCCCTTGATGGAATCCCATACCGGGTCCAAGGCCTTATACAGAACCTTTGCTCCGTCGATGAGCGGACGTGTTGCATCTAGAACAAGATTCCAACCACGTTTGAATTTGGTATACCAATCACCGATTCTGTCAAACATGCCAATTGCGGCAGGTAGGTATTCGCGAATCATTTTTACTAGCCAGCCAGATGCTTTTTCTATAGCGCTTGCAAAGTTATTTATGCCTTCCTCTGCACCAAAGCTGTACTGAATTGCAGCAAAAACACGCATTAAGTCAGTTCTGACTTTGTCAAATACGCGAGCGAATGCAACTTTTAACGGCTCAAGAAACTGGTCACCAAAATCTGCGAACTCACCACGTAGACGAGTGAAGTACCCTTTCATTTGGCTAATCAAAGTATTGTTCACTGCGTCAAACTGACCAGAAACTCCACCCTTCTTAGCAAGGTCTCCGGACATCAGAAGTTCTTGGAATTGTTTCTTGGTCTTGACGTTTGCCTTTTTTAAGGCGGATTCCATTTCTGGACCTAGTTTTTTTGCCTCAGTTATGACGTCACTGATGTTTTTCTTTTTGTCAGAAAGTGCGGCTATAACTATAGATACTTGCTCAAGCCCTTTAGCTGGGTCTTGACCTGCCGAACCAAAGTCCATCAAAGCTTTGATTGCTCCACCGCTTTGGTTTATTTGTCCGGTGTTCATTGACTTCGACATATTTCCATATGCCTTGTTGAGTGCTTCTATTCCGAGACTGGACAAAGCCGCGTCGGCTTGTAGGTTTCTCATCGCCATGCGAGTCTGATTCATTGCTGACCCAAAAGCTGGAGCACCTTTGCCTCTATAGGCGTATATTGCTGCTTGCTGTTCTCGTATTGCCGCTGAGGCTGCAGATATTGCAACGACCACCCCCGCCGCGCCCGCCGAAAGCATCTGCATGGCACCCCTGTAGGCTTTAACTAGAAATTGTCCTGCAGCAAATAATGCGTGAATACCAATCATTGTTGCGCCAAGTATTGCCATTTCAGCAACAACACCCTTGACGGACATTCCCAGGAACTTGGTCAGGCCTTTGCCTGCCATCTTTGCGCCTTTATCTATAAAGTCAAAGCTTCTCTTCCAGCCATTAGTGACGCTTTTTAAGCTTTTGTTTGTACTGTTGGCAAATTTGTCTGTTCTGCCGCTAGAAAGCTTGTCTAGTCTTTTGTGTAAAACTGCAATTTCCGCAATTGCACGGCGAATTTCACCAGTTTGGGCATCAAATTTAATTTTTACATTAATATTTTCGTCTGCCATATAGCCTGCCCAAAGTGATTTTTACATCACGTGAGTCTAAGGCGGTCAAGCTATGGGAGCAGTGTCCCTAAGTCTTCGACTTGCGCTCTTGCTCTTCGCGGTCGTTACTTATTACTTTAGCACAGGCGAGAAGGACCAACCAGTCATTATCGTCAAAGTTCATAAGTTCCAAAGGATTAACGTGGAAAAGTTCTCCGAGTCTTGCTGCGGAGATGACTACGGAATCTTCAACTAGTTCGTCGAAGATTCCTTCGTAGGGTCCACCGCGGCAACAGTATCTGAATATCCAGCGGCGTCCAGGATTGCCAAAGCGGCTGATTCTATATGAGGGTCAACACCAAACATGGCACGCACGGCGTCTGGAACTGGACGGGTAGTGTCTGTCATTTCCAAAACCAACGGGTGAGCAAAGTTTAGGTTATTGCCACTCTCGTCATAGATTTCTTCATCGTCCATACAGATGCCTATGGTCGTATTACCAATAACCAGGCAGGCAAATTTGGTGGCATCAAGACCATTTCGTGAGTCTTCGCCAGCAGATTTTCTCCAGTTTTTCATCTGTGACTGAGTAATGTTTGGGCTGACCTTAATGCTCACGCCATCACGTTCTGTGACAGGAATATGAACAACAGGGCGTTCAACTTTCTTTCTTACAACAGAACGCAAACGGTCAAGTTGTGTCTCTTCTTTTACAGAAGAAGTAAGTCCATCGCGCTGAACAGCCTTTTTGCTGCTCTTAACGTCGTCGGAGTCTTCGGTCGTGTACAGGGGATTATCGCTCATGCTGAGAAGCTAGCACAGACATATTGCCCGGCGTTGCAACTAGCGTATTTAAGCGGCGTCTACGTCTGAGATTGCGAACGTTAATGCAAACGTGGCTGGAGCTCCAGATGACGAGTCACCTTCTGGCTCGGTCATTCCAACAAGCAGTGCATTTGTGTAAATGCGGTCGTTGGTTGGGTCCTTGATATCGCAGTCGTAAACAGATACTGTAAGGTTGAAGTAGGCCGTTCCGACAAATCGACGCAAGTCTTTGATTTTGCGTCCAATACCAGCACTTGTAAGTGAGGTATTCATATCGTCATCGTAATGAGCAGTCAGCGTGATGTCGCCTATTTCTGAAGGGGCACACAGGACTGTCGGTCTAGACTTTCCGCCTTCGTAGATTTTCTCTACGGATGCTGTTATCTCGCCACCTGAAACCTGAGCAAAGCGGAATCCTTCCCACTTCGGCAGGTTGGCCTGCACGTTGGTTTGCTGTTTGGCATTATCGCTGAAAGTGCTTGGAACTATTGTTGCCAGTACTTGTCTTTGCGCTACTTTTGACATGGGTAACTTCCTCTGTTTAAACCACTGTTGAGGTTAGGTTTGACTTGACAATATCGATTTCGATTCTGTCACCGACGCTGCTGACGCGAACGCCAACTTTCGCTTTGACCAATCCTTCAGACAACTGCAATGTTGGGTTAAGCGAAGAATCGCACTTCACAACATAACCGTTATCAAGTTGGCGGCCATTGGCATCAAAAGCTGGGTAAAGAGCCCCAATGCCACGCATGACCGACAAAATTGATATTAATCGCGACTCAATGTTAGCAAAAATAGTATTTCTGCCGTCGATGGAACTGAATACAACATCTTCAATAGAACGGTAACACTCTGTAACGATTGTATTTACAACGTCCTGCTGGGTGATGTAGCGGAAGTTGTCAATGTCAGACGACAGTGAACGTGCACCGTATATTCTTATTGTGTTTTGAATGATTCTGATTGGGTTTACGTTATTGGCATCCAAGTCGTCACCAACTGATTTGTTGATGTCAGCACTTAAGCCAACCACGAATCCAGCTGCAGAAATGAGACCAGCTGCAGGAAGGTGTGGGCCAGTTTGGTTGTGAGCAACCGCCCGCTTGCCGGCAACATATCCCACTGGTGGAATAAATCGAGTAACTCCTGGAACACTAGTTGGAACCTCTACCCATGGGTAGTACAGGGCTGCGTGTTCTGCACCGTCTTCAGCTTGGAGCGTAAGTGCTGTTGTTTTGACCGTAGCAACAGAGTCGTTTTCTCCAGCGAACAAAAGAGCAATTCTGCTGTATGTATTTGCATGCGTAATTAAAGCAGCCGACATTGCGTCGCTGGAATTTTCTGGACAAACTACTGCACCAGAACCAAGAGCGTCATTAAAGAGCCCCAATTTTGATTCATAGGCAGATTGGTTAACTAGGTTATTGTTTGATACCCCCGTAGTGAGAGGGGTTAAACCAACAGCGTCCGGGATGAGGGTCGTGCTGTTTACTGTTGCGTTTACGTATCTTTGGGCTATTGCGCTGAGATTTATTCTTCCCGCTGCCTGGGATGACGTAGACACTGTTCCTGTTGAGTACTTTTGTGCTCCGTCGTACCAGATGTCAATTTTAAACGTAGTTACCGTAGGCTGAGTGACTACGATTTCAACATCTGCGCTCCATGGGCCCGCTCCGTTTGCGGTAAGAGTGATAACGGGTTCTGCACTGTCGTAAAGCGTAAGGCTTCCCACTGTCGCAGATGCTCCAACGGCTCTTGCAACGTAAGCCCGTGTACCACCTTCTTCAAAAAATGTTTCTAGGGTTGAGTGAGTGTAGGTACCGGCTAGGTAGCCTCCAAACACGTCCTCGAACTCTCCCAGGTTTTGGATGAGTACAGGCTCGTCTGAAGGGCCTCTCTCTGTCAGGCCTACGACAAACAACTGTGACGACTCGCGTACTGTTGTGGTCGAAGGACCGGTTCTTACTGAAGTTGATATAACTACGCCAGGCATAGGACCTCACTGTTTCGCATTGGGAATCCCGTTTGTGATTGTGATTTCAATTGTACAGAGGGGTATGTATTATTCTGTGCAACTATGAATTGAACTTTAAAAATATAAAAACTAATTATCAAGTGACGGCATTTCTTCTGCAGTTCCTGCGGTAACTGTTTCTATTTCTATTGAATCCACAACTCCGAGAGGCTCTCTTGTGACAACTTCGTCTATTTCGAGGACGTAGGAGATGTAGGCACCAGCCATCATTCTCTCGCCTTTTAGTAGAGTGATGTCTGAATATTCTTCACGAATGCTGTTTTCGCCTATTATCGCCCTAAATGAGGTTCTAGAGTCGTAGGCCTTTAGGCAGGGGTAGTCAAGAAGCGCGCTTCTAACGACAGTGGTTAGTCTGTCTCTCATTACCGTCGTTGGCTCATTGCCTTCGTCGCGGACCCAAATGTACGTTCTCATGCTGTAGGAGACCCTGTAAAGAGGGTCTGCACCATCGAAGCCTATTCGCTCTAATCCATTCATGGCAGTCGTTACGGTGATGATTGAGGGCCATTCATCTATGGCTAGTGGTTCGTAAGCTATGTACTGACCAGGGTCTGGCAGCAAAGTGCTGTCCAGGTTCCAGCCATTTCTGTAGCGGATTAATCTTATTGGTAGGTCCTGTGTCAAGTAATCATTGACATATTTCTTTGCAAAATGAGAACCATTCATTAAAGCCGTCATATTAATTTACTTCCCTGAACAACGTATTGGAGTGTTTTTTTATTTATGTCTCTGTCAAAATCTCGAGGAATAAAAAGTATTTTTCTTGCTGGCATGTCTCGGGTTCCGTATTGATGAAACCTGGCTATGGGACTGTCGATAACAAAAGTCCCCTCCATCTCGGTTATTACATTTTTTGAACTAGACGCCATATTGGCAACGCTTCTAAAAAGTTCTCCAGTTATCATCATCATCGGAGCGCCAGGATAACGTTCGGCTTTTTGAAACGCATAGTCATCATCAAGAGGAGGCCATGCCCCCTTTAACATCGCCTTTGCAGACATCGCACCCATCGTTGTAAAGTTTTTTGAATAAGCTCTTTGTAAGTAGTCTTTTCCCCATTGCAAAACCGGCCTCATGTCATTGGCTCTGTCTCGCATGTTTTGCAGTCTGTCTACAGTATCTTTGCCCTGCCAGTCAACGTCCGTGACTGTTACTAAAACGTTTCTTGAGGCCACGTCGTTATACCCGAACTCGTCTATATTTCCTAATCGAACCAAGCTCGCTATCAAGGAATCCAGTCACAAGAGGGCCAGTACCACGCGTATTTAAGTCTTTTACGCCAACAACGTCGTCGTACATATTCTGCATTTCACGTGAAGCCGCTCTGATGATTAAGAGCCTAAAGATAGGTATTGATGTTCCGTCTAGGCCGGCGGTATAAGTTATTGTCACTAAATCGTCGGACCATCCGTAGTAGTAATCAATTCCATATTTTCTAGTGATGTAATCGACCTCTTCTTGGAGAACTTTTTCTGCTCCAAAAAGCGGTTTTACTTTTACTTCGTCAACCGAAACTATAGGAGTATTTTTTAGATAGACGGTTGGTGGAGGAGTGGCCCAAGTCGTTGTGTCGTTGCTTGGGCTTGACGTATATGAAGAGTTGTACGTGTTGTCGTTTGATGTCAAAAACGAACCCATTGGCACTCCTGTGTGATTGGAGTCAAGACGTATTTCTTCGGTAAATTCTTGGACTTCTATTGGTCGCTTAAGGAAAGCTTCCATTTCACTTTGAAGGCCAGCCAGAATTATTTCTGCAGCGTCTTCTTGGCGAGCGGACAATTTGATGTCCATATATGTCTTAATGTCGTTGACTGAGACAATCATGGCGGCTCCCGGTTAAAGCGATGTTGCAAATAAATGTTGTATCAAATTCT